CGTCGCGCCCTGTCCCATATCGCCCACCATCAAGATGCACGCAGCACGGTGATGGATGGACATATCGAACCAAGCCGACTGGTGGACCGCTGCCGCCATATTGTCAGGGTACAGTTCAGCCCCAACCTGGTGGACTTCTGAAAACTCTACAGTATACATTCTGGATTGCCTCCTAGAATTGTGTAAACTCGATCACGATTCTGTGAGCCTCTGCATCAACCATAACCACCACGTGCCCGCGCTCTTGTAGCGCGTGAAGCTGCGCCTCCATTCGATTGCAAGGACCACAAAGCCAAGTCAAGTTAGATAGATCGCCGTTCTCTCGATTGTGATCTCTGTGGTGGACCTGCAATCGGTTACTCGCGCCGCACCATTCACACCGACAGGGCCGACCGCTCTCTTGCAGGACGCGCCTCTGATAGTTCTGTGCTGTGCCGCCATTCCAGGCCGGATTGCCATCGCCTGACATTCGCTCTGAGTGTCGCTCGTGGCATTCTGAGTCTGTGCGCGCAGGTATGCCAAACTTATCTAGCCACACCTTAACGCCAGTCGCGGAAATACCCACGTCTTGCCCAATTTGGCGCATAGACTTGTCGAGCGTCACGTATTGCTGGTATAACCATTCACGGGTCGCGCCAACAAAACGTGCGCCACAGCCCTGCCCGATGCGCTCGGGGGCCCTGGGGTCATCCGACAAAGCGACAGGCTGCCTCATCCCAGCTTTGCGCTTCCATTCGTTGACAAGCCACAAGGAGCAACCAAGTCTTTCGGCAAGCTCTCGACTACTCTCTGTTTGTGCTTCGAGCCACTCCCGATCTGGCGCCCGCCACTTGCGGCGCGGGTGATTATGGATTTGTTCAGGTGCTTTCATAGGATACTCTCCCTGGTATCGCTGCTCCTATTTTAAGATAGTGGGCAGGCGGTAGGAGTGCCGCTTTTCGCCCCGTCGGACTAGCCCACTATCATCATATCATAGGACCGGCCTAAGACGCAACTTGTCCCAATATCACGAAAGGCGAAATTTGCGTAGCCCCATCGGCCAGGGTCAAGGGCGCACTCAGCCAGGGCTGCCCATCTACGCGGTGAACCGCGCGCCAGGCCGTCAAGTCGTAGCGGAATCGGTAGTGCATCGAGTTGTCGATGGTCGTCGCCTGCCGATCCCCGATCAGGTAGTAGTTCCAGTCGGCAAGCAGGATGTCGCCCGCCGCCCCGAGCGTGGGCAGCTTTTCGGTGTAGTAGATCGGGAACCCGAACAGCGTACCCGGCGCGCCCTCGCGGGCGTTGGGGATAAAGATGTAGGACGGGTTAGCCGCCGGGCCGTTCAGAGCCAGGAGTTGCGGCATTGCCGCCCGGCTGATGTGCCAGCACGGGACATCGCCGTGGTGCTGCGAGAGCATGTTGAAGATGTCCGCAACGCCAATAGCACCCGCTGCGGCTCGGTTGACGGTGATCGTCGCGGCTGCGTTCAGCACACCCAAAGGCTGCCCCGCGCCCGTACCGCGCAGGAAGCAATATTCCTCTTCCCAGCGGATCGCGCCGGTGAACCCCATCGGGCTTTGCAGGAACGCCACGAGGCCGACCGCCTCATCTGCCAGCAACTCGTCAGACGCCTCGGTGTAGCAGACCAGCTTGTGCGCCACGAGGTTGATCTGGCGGAAGCTCGGCTCCGTCTCGTCCTTGCTCACGCCTTCCTCGGTCCAGCTTGCCACGATCCCGCCGTGCTGGCGGGTCTCGCCCGAGGTCGTCCCGGTCTGGTCCAGAGTTGGAATCTGCAACTGTCGCCGTCGCATCGGGATCACGGTCGCGCGCGCGCGGATCGGGTTGTCCTCGTACACGACGCCCAGCAGCTCAGGCCGGAACTCGACCGGCCTGTTCCAGCAAGTCCTTGGCTTGCTTGCCGCCGATCTCCTGCGATCCCTTCTTGGCGAGCCAGTTGGAACCGACAGGCTCGCCGTCCTCCAGGTCAAACTCCTTGCCCATAATCTGCGCCGGGTCTGCGCGGCCCTTGTAGCGGGGCGAGTAATAACGATAGTTCCAGACGAGCCACTGCCCCAGGTTCTCGATCTGCGGCGTGCCGGGCTGCGCGCCCTTCTTGGTGTCGTCCTGGAATGCCTTGAATTCAAGCGCCGCCTGCTCGATCTCTTTCAACTCTGCGGCCTTGCGGTGCCAGTCCTTGGCCTCCACAATCAGCTTGTCTCGACGCTCTGCGTCTTGCGCATCGATCTCGTCACGCTCAAGCAAGCCCTTGGCCTCTGCAAAGAGGGTGTTGGCCTTTTCAAGCATTTCTCTGCGATTCATTGTTCCTCCGATAGTTCTGTTTCGATGACCCCCAAAATTTGATCTATCTCGGCCATCATTTCCTCGGAGGTGGGTGCTGTCTGCGGCCCGGCCTCGGTCTCTTGGCCTGTCGCGGCCTCCTGGGGAGGTGCGTCTTTTGCTTGTTCTTCTTGCTCTGGTTCCGTCTCCGCTGGCATTGCCGATGCCAGCATATCTTCCAGGTCAGAGAGCGCGGTTTGAGCGGCGTCAATAGCGCCCTGGATGCGCGCCACGTTAGCGGCGCTGAACGTGCGCCCGATCTTGCTCTCTTCCGGTCCATCCTCTGCCTTGTCCCACGGCGGTACAATACCGTCATCGTCGAACTGGCTGCGCATCCGGGCATAGTAGCGGTCGATCTTGCTGCGCACGCTGGCCCGGTCGCCGTCTGGAATGTCTACCCCGCCGCGTGCACCCTGGACCGCCGCCGCGGCTGCGAATACCCCGCGCGGGATGGCGACCAGCTCGCCGTCGACCTCGGCGGCAAAGGGCAGCTTGTACGATCCGAACTCATCAGGCGCGTTACTGTCGTACCAGAAAAAGCCGTCCTTGTAGCTGCTTGACGGTGCATCCTCTGATCCGGTCGCCCTACGGATACCCGCTGCAGCAGCCTGCGCATCCCAGGCGCGTTCGCGGTCCGCGATAGGAAGCGCGGTACTGCCCGATGCGCCCTTGTCGCCCAGCAACTCAGCAGCCTTTCGCATCACCCAGGCTTGCCACAAGTCGGCCCGCTGCTCTAGCGTTGCGTCAGCCAGGAAGGCGGATAGGTTGTCGATGGCCTCTTGCTTGTCCCCCTTGGCACTCAGCGTGGACGTTGCCGGGTTCATAGCAAACGCGACCGGGCTGTACTCCCACAGCCTGATCTCCTTGAGGTTGCGCACGGTGACGCTCTTGCCGTCTCGCTCCTCTTCGCTGTAGTCCGCCGTGATCGGGTCATAGCCGATGCTGTACTCGTCCACCGCGCCGTCCCGAATGCGGGTAAACGCGCCCTTGCCCTCTGGTGTGTCCATCAGAAATTGCGTGCGGGCCATCAGTGCCCCAGTCGCATCCGGGTATGCCGTGCGCACCTTGGCAGGCAGGTCGTCGCGGCCCGCTTCCCACAGCGACAGCGGCTTGCCGATCACGTTCAGTACGCTGTTGGAGTTGTGCGCGTCGAGCACGCGAATCTTGCCGCCCCGCTCGCTGATCGTCTTGGTGAACGCGCCCGGATGGATGCGATCCCCGCCCAGGTCCACGTTGCCCATCACGGCCACGGTGTGCTCGACGATGCCCTGGTCACCGTCGATCTTGGTCACGATAAAGGGAAGGGTCTTACGTTCCTGGGCTTTTTGCCCTATGGTGACTTGCAACTTGCTCCTACTCATCTCGATACCCTCTACCCCCTTTTCGCTTGGATTGCTCCAGTCATAGCACGCCCAAAAGCCCGCCGCAAACGGGTCCTTCTTCGTGTCGCAGCGGTGGCGCGCCAAAAAGTTCTCGCGGGCCTCTTCGTTGTTGCGACGCATCGGCAGATCGGGATCGCCATAGTGCACCAGGCGCTCGCTGTCTTTGTGCCGCACCGTGCGCATCCACGCCTTGTCATCCCGGCTGCTCGACCGCCGACGGGTTGCCTGGCAGGATACGCCGTTGTACGTGTAACGGTGGAACGTCGCCGCCTTTTCTCGGTTCGGCTGTGGCGTTGGCATCAGTCGTATTGCATCCATTCCCCCGTGCGCCGGTGCGCCCGCTTTGGCTTGAACTCTGTCGGGCCTACCGTCGCTTGCGCCGTCTGTCGCTTGCTCACACATCGCAGGCACAAAATTGAACTCGAATCGCTGTGCTCGATCCAGCACCGGCTGCCCGGTGCCAAGGTTTCCCCGCACACGGCACAGTGTACGGTCAATCCCACTGGTACAGTGTAGACCTCTCCTGTCTCACTCATCACCCCCAACCTTTCCTTGATTCGATTGTACACGTCTGCCGTCGTGATCCTAGGGAATGCCGGTTCCCGTAGGGCACGTAAAAACCTATTGACAAGCATAGTCAAATCTGGTATACTGTTTCTGTCTAGGCAATGCGGTTTCCGT